GTGCCTGGGCAAGGCGGATAACGCCCGCGCCGCGGCGGCCAACAACAGCATGCGCTGGGCCGAGCGGCCCTATGGCGACACCCCGACCGGCGTCTACAAGCTGAAGCGGATCGAAGTGTTCTCGGAGCCGCATGCGCGGCTGGGCCGGGCCTGGCTGCCGCTGGACGGCCAGCTGGGCCAGGCGCTGCACGCCTGCACCGTGGGTGGCCGCACCGGGCTGGGCGTGCATGCCGGCCGGGGCGAGAAGCTGGTCCCGACCTATGGCTGCGTCCGGATGCGCGAGAGCGACTTCGACCAGTTCCGCAAGATCGTCGGCACCGCACTGGTCCGAACCATCATCGTCGAGAAAGGCAACCGGCAGTGAAGTCGCGCGCCCTTGCTCCCCTCGTCGCCTTCTTCCTGAGCGTCAACTGGCGGGACTTCCGCTGGCGGACCAGCCGGAAGTTCTGGCTGGCCCTGCTGAACACGGCCCTGCTGCTGGTCGCGGAGAACGCGAGCCAGCTGGGCGTGGACCTGGGCGACGCGGACGGCTGGGTGCAGGCGGCGCTGGTGGTGCTGACGCCGATCGTGGTCTGCCTGGTCCGCAACGATCCCGCCGATTCCCCTGTCCCTCCGGCCGACGAGCGCGGCCGGCTGCCCAAGGAGTAGCGCCATGAAGGTTCGGCTCGAAGCCAAGGACGGGGGCGAGGTCTATGCGACCAAGATCCCGGTCTACCGCGAATCCCCGATGGTGCTGTTCTACGACGGCCGCGCCTATGTGCGCACCGGCATGGATGGCGAGGTCGCTGTCTACCAGGCGTGCTTCGCCTATGTGATCCGGGCTGACAGGTCCACGCCGGCCGGCGAGATGATGGACCTGAAGGATATGCCCGACATGAAGGATTTCTGATGCGCGGCATCGTCTTCCTCATCGGCATCATCATCGCCTGCGCCGCCATCGCCACGGCGCTCACCGGCTGCGCGGTGGTGCAGATCCACGTGGCCGACGCCGGCGACGTGAAGACCCGGGTCTATCCGCTGGGCGTCAAGGTCGAGCCGCAGGGCGGCGCGGCCGAGGGCGTCTATGTGGAGGCCGGCAACCTGGGCGTGATCCGCGCCCCCGGCGTCACGTCCGCCGGCATCAACGACGTGCGCGTCTATTCCGTCGATCCGGGCGTCTGCGCGCTGGGGATCGTCGGCAACCCGTCCCCCGACACGATCGCGGCCGCTAGGCAGGCGGCCCACGTGTGCATCCCCCTGAAGGAGTGATCGATGATCCGCACCTGGTTTCCCAAACGCCTGCCCGACCTGCTGACCTTCGGCCTGCTGATGGCGATGATCGCCCTGACCGTGACCGGCTGCACGTCGAAGAACAACATCGTCATGACGTCGACCACCGGCTTCGGCATCACGGCCAAGAACAACCCGGACGGCACCATCCAGGGCGGCATCGGCTATGTCGGCTCGAAGATCGCGTCGGTGCCGCTGGTGCGGAACGGCGCCGACGGCACGCCCTCGGCGCTGCGCGTCAAGGGCATCTGCGGCCAGGAGAACGCCATCACGGCCGGCGCGCTGACCAAGGGCGGCGGCGAGGTGAGCGCCGCGGCGAACAACGCCGGCATCTCCATGGATGTGGGCGAAGGCGTCGTAACCGGGGCGCTGGGCGAATATCTCGGCCTGGCGCTGCTGGCCCGCGCGACCAATGGCGAGCAGCCGAACTTCACCTACGACTGCACCAAGACGCTGATGGACGAAAAGGCCTATCGCGGCTCGGGCGTGGAGCTGCCCAGCGGCCCGATCGGCGACGTGCCCGACCAGTCGAACTGAGCCGGGCCTGAGAGGAGCGCGCCGACGTGGCTGAATGGACGAATGCAATCGCGGCTTGGGCGAGCGTCGCGCTGATGCTGGTCAACCTGGTCGCCATGTACCTGCTGTCCCGGTCGCGGGCCTCGAAGGAAGAGCTGGCCCAGCGGGACAAGCTCCACGCCGAGCTGGCCCAGACCGTCGCCGGCCTCGACAAGCGCACGGCGGTGATGGAGGAGGCGATCAAGCACATCCCGACCCAGGAAGACCTGAGCAAGCTGACCAGCGTCGTCGCGGCGGTAAAGGGCAGCCTCGACACCTTCACGCTGGCAACCGACGCCATGTCGCGCGCACTGGACCGGGTCCAGCAGTTCCTGCTCAACGGAGGGGCCAAGTGAACGATTTCGCGGAACTGGAGCGGCAGGATCTTCGCCTGTGCATCCTGCGCTTCCTCAACGAAGACGCCGACTACACCATCAACGAGTCGCTGCTGCACACCCTCGTGGGCACCATGGGGCACCATCCGAGCCGTGACCAGCTGCGCACCCAGATCCGGTGGCTCCAGGAGCAGGGCCTGGTGACGGTCGAGGAACCGGCCGGCGTGCTGATCCCGACGCTGACCGAGCGCGGCCGGGACGTCGCCCTCGGCCGCGGCCGCGTCGACGGCGTGAAGCGGCCCGGGCCGCCGAAGGGCTGAGCCATGGGGCGCCGATCCTCGATAGCCAAGCTGCCGCAGGACATCCGCGAGTGGGTGGAACAGCTCATTCGGAATGGACGCACCATCGACGACATCGTCGCGCACCTGAAGACGATGGATGCGGATCTGCCGGTTTCGCGTTCGTCGGTCGGCCGGTTCAAGCAGAACTACGAGGCCAGCCTGGCGCGCTACCGCGACGCCCAGGCCGTCGCCGGTCAATGGGTGACCGTGTTCCGGGAAAGCCCGGAATCGGACGTGGGCGCGCTGATCGCCGAAATGCTCAAGACGCTGGCGTTTCAGACCATGTCGACCATGGGCGAGGACGAAACGCCGGTCGATCCGCAATCGCTCATGTTCCTGGGCAAGGCTATCCGGGACGTGATCAGCGCGACCTCGATCAACGAAGACCGCATCGCCAAGGCCGTCGCCAGGGCGCTTCAGCGGGCGGCCGCGGCCGCCGAACTCGTCGCGCGCCAGGCCGGCCTGTCCGACGCCATGGTGAACGAGTTCCGCAAGAAGATCCTGGGCGTCACATGATCTGGTTGCTGGTGCCGGCTGTCATCACCGCGCTCGGCCTCTTCGGGCCGGCGCCGCGGATGTATCACAACGTCATCGCCGGCGACCTGGCCTGGCGCGCGACCGCCACGGGCATCTCGATCGCGGCGTGGTCGATCTTCGGCTTGGTCTATTGGGTGAGCCCATGACAGCCGAGGTGGATCAGGCCAGCACCCTCGACCTGCCGCCGGGCTTTCCCGAGAACGCCGACCTGGCTGCGGTGCCGGCGGTGCTGCTGCCGTACCAGGGCAAGTGGGTAGGCTCGCTGGCCAAGGTCGCCATCTGCGAGAAGTCGCGCCGTATCGGCCTCTCCTGGGGCGAGGCGGCGAATGCCACCACCACGGCCGCCGCCACCAAGGCGGGCGGCGGCATGGACGTGCTGTATATCGGCTACAACCTGGAGATGGCCCGCGAGTTCATCGACTACGTGGGCATGTGGGCGAAGTGGCTGGGCGCCGTCGCCGCCGCGAGCCATGAGTTCCTCTACGAGGACGTGCTCGACAACGACACCCGGGACATCAAGGCGTTCCGGGTCACCTTCGCCTCGGGCTTCGAGGTCATCGCGCTCAGCTCGCGGCCCAGGTCGCTGCGCGGCAAGCAGGGCCTCGTCATCATCGACGAAGCGGCCTTCCACGACGATTTAAAGGGCCTTGTAAAGGCGGCCATGGCGCTGCTGATCTGGGGCGGCCGTGTCCGGATCATCTCGACGCATGACGGCGAGGACAACTTCTTCAACGAGCTGATCCAGGACTGCCGCGCGGGCAAGCTGCCCTACGAGGTGCACCGGATTACCTTCGACGAAGCGGTCGCGGACGGGCTGTTCCGCCGGATCTGCTACATCAAGGGCGAGGAATGGACCCAGGAGGCCGAGGACGCCTGGGTGGCCGAGGTCCGGTCGTTCTACGGCGACGACGCCGAGGAGGAGCTGGACGTGGTGCCGGCCCGCGGCTCGGGCGTCTACATGCCCCGCGCGACCATCGAGCAGGCCATGTCCGACGCCTGCAAGGTGGTCCGGCTGATCTGCAAGCCCGAGTTCTCCCAGGTGGCCGAGGAACTGCGCCGGGCCGAGATCGAGGACTGGCTGGCCGAGCACGTCGATCCGCTCCTCCAGGAGCTGGACCCGGCGCTGGCATCGTTCTTCGGCGAGGACTTCGCGCGCAGCTCGAACCTGACCGTGGTGGCGATCGGCCAGCGCGGCAAGAACCTGCACCTCAACGTGCCGATCGTGCTGGAGCTGCAGAACGTGCCGTTCGCGCAGCAGGAGCAGATCCTGCACCACGTCATCGACCGGCTGCCCCGGTTCGCCGCCGGCAAGATGGACGGGCGCGGCAACGGCCAGGCGCTGGCGGAAGCCACCGTCGACAAGTATGGCGCCAGCCGGATCGAGGCGGTCATGGCCACCGCCAACTGGTACCTGGAGCACATGCCGCGCATGAAGGCGCGGTACGAGGACACGACGATCACCATCCCGAAGTCGTCGGACCTGCAGGAAGATCTGCGCCAGGTCCGCCTGGTGAAGGGCATCCCCCAGGTGCCGCCGGGAAAGAC